CCACAACCGCACCCACCGAATGAAATTTCAGCGCGTCATCGAACAGGTTTTCTACCGTCCCTGGCTCATCACGCCGGGCGGTTACGCTGCCGTCCGCAAGCTGGTGGAGGGCCGCGTGCTGCGTGCTAACGGCGAAGGGTATGAGATGCTCGACGGCATGACATCCAAGCGGGAGGAAATGGAAATCGACGGGCAGGGCATCGCGCACATTTGCATCGAGGGCACGCTTGCCAAGGGTATCTCGCCCATCGAGGCGTGCTGCGGCGCTTGGGATTACGAATGGATTGCCGATGACATTGAGGAGGCCGTGGAGGCCAACTGCCGCGGGATCCTGCTCGAGATCAACTCCCCTGGTGGCAACTGCACCGGATGCTCGGAGGTTGTCGATATGATCCAAGCGCTGACGATTCCCATCGTTGCGTACAGCGACGACACCGCCTGCAGTGCCGCCTACAACATTGCGGTGAGTTGCGACAAGGTCATCGGTTCTGTGGGCTCAACCTGGGGCTCCATCGGCACGATCATCCCGTGGCTCGACCAGTCCGCAGCCTATGAGGCCGAGGGCTTAAGGTGGGATCCAATCACGTCGGGGCCGCTTAAAGGCGCTGGGATGGGGCCGTCACTCACGCCCGCACAACGTGCTAGCCTGCAGCAGTTGGTTGACGACAGTTTTGCGCAGTTCCGCGACAACGTATTGAGGAACCGTCGCGTGGCCGACGAGTACATGACCGGGGCGGCGTATCTCGCGCCACGGGCTAAGATGGGCAACCTCATCGACGCAGTGGGGACAGAAGAGCTTGCATATTCTGAACTTTTGCGTATGGTGGGCGCGTAGTTGTTCATTTGGTTTGTTGTTTCCACCCCGCCGGGCTGTCTCTCCCGGCGGGGTTTTTCTTGTCCCGGCGCTTTAGGTCATATGGATCACCCATCGACCCTGACCGACGCGCTGGCCGCGTTGTCTGCCGCACAGGCTGACCTCGCCGCGCTAAACGCGCTGACCGCCGAGCACTCGGCAGTTGTCGCAGCCTTTGAAGCACTCAAGGCAAAGACTGTGGACCTCTCCGCTGCACTTGAGATTGCCAACAACAACAACCGCGACTTGGCCGCAGCTCTGGACGCTCTCAAGGCATCCGAAGCTGACGCTTCTGCCAAGGCTAACGCGATTGTCGCCAATTTGGGCGTGCAGCCCGTGGCGATCCAGCCGGAAGCGGCGACCGCACCCAAATCGAAAGACGAATTGTGGGCGCACTACCAGACTTTGGGCTTCGTCGAGCGCAACGCGTTCTTCGCGGCGAACAAAGACAGAATGAAGCTCAACTCCTAACCTCTACTGACTCAATCATATGGCACTCAACGGTGTTTTTCTTGCTCAGATCGCGCAGCAATCGCTGCCGTTCCTCACCAACGCTTTCGCTCCCCTGCGTGGCATCACCACTGACTTTTCGACTGACGTTGCGTCCGCTGGACAGTCTGTGACGACTCGTTTCGCTACGGTTCCGTCCGTAGTTGACATCACTTCCGCAGGCTACGCTCCCGTAGCTGGCGACACGACCGCTCGGACGATCACTCTCGACCAGCACCAAGGCGTGACGCTCGGGTTCACCGACATTGAGGTGCTTCAAAGCTCCATCAACTTCGAGCGCCTTTTCCTCGCACCTATGGTGCAAGCTTTGGGCGCCAAGGTGTTCGGTGACATCTGGAACTTGGTGACCGCTGCGAACTTTGCGCAAACTCCGCTTTCCTCGAGCGCAGCCAACTTTGACCGCTCCGACGTTATTGACCTCGCGCAGCAGTTGACCAGCTCCGCGAAGGCTCCCAAGTTTGGCCGCGCGATGATCCTCAATCCAGCCTACTACGGCTCGGTTCTGAAGACCTTCATCTCTGCGGAAATCCCGACCATCACGGAATTCAAGGCCAACAACACGGTGCCCCGTGTCAGTGGCTTTGAAGTTTACGAGTCCGACCTCTGTGACGCCAACGGCGAAGCGCTGGCCGGTTTTGCGATGCACTCGAGCGCGCTTATTATGGCCGCCCGCCGTGTTAACCCGGAAGCGGCGTTGCAAGATTCGATTGAGATTGCCGAAGTGGTGGTGCCTGAATTGGGACTTCCGGTCACTTTTCGCCGCTTCTACTCAAGGGAAAGCGGAAAAACCGTAATTTCTTGCTCGGTTATTTACGGAGTCGCAAAAGGAACCAACATGGGCGTCCGCATCGTCACTCCCTAACGACTGACCCTCCAAAGAGCCGGGGCTCCCTTCACCGGGGGGCTCCGGCTTTTCACCGAATATCCCAAAATGAAAATCTCTCTCGTCCTTGAGGACATCGGCGCAGGCCCGCAAATCATTTTTTCGACTGGCTCGCCCGACGAAGCGCGGAAGTTTTACAAGGCGCACAACGGCGCAGGCCGGATCTACCTGGTTTGCAACCCGACCCCCGAAGGAGTGAAGCTCAACAAGCTGCCGGTGGAGTTGCCAAAGCCTGTGTCTCGTCGCAAGGCTGAACCGGCGCTGATCTAATGAGCGAATTCCTCGCCATCACTGCCACCGCAATGGCCGACGCAATCGGCTATATGCAGGCGGACACGGTTGTTTATCAAGGCGCAACCGTGTTTGCAGTGGCCAGCGAGAAGGAATCGCAGACGCTGGCCATCGGTGGCTTTGAGTCGCACTTTACAGGCGCGGTCCGACTTGAAAAAGCCGGGTTCCCCACGCCGGTGAAGGGCACGAAGCTGACGCTCAACGGCAGGGAGCTGCGCATCGGTGATATTGCCGAGGATCCTATTTCGTGGACGTTGTACCTGGAGGATCCGAGCCGATGATCGACCTTCTCACATGCGAAGTAATCCGCGACGAGATTGCGCCCGACTTCACCGGCACCTACATAGGGCTCCCGCATGACGGGGAGTCTATCACGATGCCGTGCATTTTGCTGGACCTTCGCGGGGATGCGCTGGTGGGTGGACCGCTGCAACGTGGTGCGTTGACCGTGGCAGTAATGAGCCAGGCTGACGACTCCACAGTCGCGGAGCACATTGTGCTCGTTCAGGACGTGACAGACGCGATCAAGGGCGTCACCGGCAGCGGTTCCGCGGTGCAGGTTTACGGCGTGGTCGCGACCTCATCGGAGGCGCAAAACACGGAACGGCATTGGATCACGAATTTGCAGTTCACCTTGGGCTACGGCCCACAACCTTAAATCCCATGGCTACATTTGGCGTCACCTCAACATTTGGACTGACCGCGCCGACCGGCAGCTTTCTGCAAAGCTCCGAACGCACGCAGGAAGTCGAAACCGCAACCATCAAAGGCGCAACGGGGCGCGTGGTGCTCGCACAGGCAAAGCCGCGCAGCAAAACCACGGTGACCATTCGCACCAAAGGGATTGCCACGCTGTCCACCATTTCCGTTGGTGGCTTTTCGGCGCTGACCGTTACGTCCACCAAATACAGCGAAACCAACGACGACTTTCCGACATCGGAAATAACCGGAACCCTTTTCGAATAAACCGCCATGGCAACTTTCGGCATCACCAAAATCACCGGCACGCTTATTGAGTCCGTGGACACTACGCTCACGGGCGAAACCAAGGAATTGATCAACGCTGACGGCACGCATTCCGAGGCTACAATCGTGGACAGTCAGTTTTCCTTTTCGGTTAAAGGCAAGGGCGACTTGCCTGCAATCACTCTCGGTGGCGCAGCTGGCGAGCCTGACGGCGTCACCGGCAAAGTGATCATCACGAAAATCACCGAGACGCAAACCAACGAAGATTGGCAGGGCTTCTCTTACGACGGCGTCGCCTACACCGCCGCAAGTTAAAGCGCAACAGCGCATCCGATTATGTCACACCTAAAACCCGGAACGCGAATCGACTTTATTCGCGACAACCTGCCGCCGCTTAAGTCACCCAACACCGACTTGATCGGTGCGTGGCTTGCGGTGGGCGGGCAACTGCTAGACGAGGAGAACTTTCACGACACGGTCGAAGAAACATCCGACGGCGTGAAGCGACAAGTCGTTTGGAGCATCAAGGGCGACGTGCGCGCTCGCATCGGCGATGAGGACGTCTCGTTTGACGAGTTCCGGCGCCGCTGGCTGTCTGACGAGTGGCGCGCAGCAAACCCGTTGCA